GCGTATTCGATGGTGTCGATCTGGGCAGGATTTGCCGACAGATACCAGGCGGTCGCGCTCGAAACATCAAGCCGAGGCTCAGCAATGGGCGCCAAGGTGCGGATCGACTGCGGAACGACGTCGCCGGTCTTGGCGGGGATGAGATTTTGGGCGACCAATTGTTCGGCGGCAAGCTCAAGGGCCGCCGGCACGAGGAGATAGCCGGGACGGATGTTGAGCACCGTCTTCTTGTCGAGACCGGTCTGCTTCGCCATGGTGGCACGGGCCTCGCCAACGGTGGTCACGCTGAGAGCGCCGCCGCTCGCCGCCAGGTTCTTGTGATTGACATGAAACAGGGCCGAGCCGTCGGCCATGGCCGCATTGGCGATGATGATGCCCCAGACCACATCGCTTTCAAGGGTCGCGATGGCTGTGCCATACATGGCCGGAATACGGGTGAAGGCGTCGAGATCATCGTTGATCAGGACCTGACGGGTGATGCCGACGACCCGGCCATAGGTCTCGATCCGATAGCTCTCCTTCGATTCAGCGATGGTGCCGCGCTTGAACTCGCCACTCTCGTTGATCTTCAAGAGCTGGGGCACCTCACCGATCTGGACCCGGTTCATCGGCTTGAAGTCGGAAGCGAGCACCTGCCGGCAGAAGGGCACGAAGGTGCGCGGATAGACATCATAGGCTTGGCGCAAGGTCTTGTTGGTGACGGCCGAGAGGATTTCCGGAAAATCCGACGTCGAATGGAGGGCGCGGGTGGCAATCTCGTCGCGCGAAAGCCCACGGACATTGACGCCGGCCGAGGCCAGAAACTCGCGCGAGAGTTCAAGCAGCGTCATGCCGCGATATTCACGCGCTGGCTCGGAAAGTGTGAACAGGGTCGGGCTATAGCGGTGCAGCAGCGCGTTGGCGACCGCATCCCGACGGGTCACGCGTTCATCGCGCCCACCGAGTGGAACCGCAACATGGGGGAAAGTGCGCGTTTTCTCGGCTGTATCGGCCACCTTATCGAGAATGACCCGGCGGGCTTCGTCAAGCGTAACGCCGCGCCCGACGAGATCCTCAGCGAGGACCCGCTCGAGGCCAAGGCGGTTTGCTAGATCGTAGATGGTGCCGACCCGTTCACGCTCTTCCGCCTGGGCGGTCGCAATCAGGGCCTGGGTGTCGGGCTGCGGTTCGGCAGCCCGGGCGACAGGCTCGGGCGGGGGAACGGGAGCAGGGGCAGGCGCCGGAGGCGGCGTGACAACAGTCTCTTCCATGGAAATCCTCTCTTTGTGGGGTGCGTCATCCCGGTCCACGACGCAGGGCATTTGCGGATCAGCCGAACGAAAGCCGGCGGCAGGGTCGGCCCCGACCGGAACGGCCGAAATCTCAAACGGGGTCCAATCGACCGCCCGCCAAACTTCGGGGGCATTGGACGGGCGAGCGACCTCATAGCGATGGACCTGATAGCCAATCGAGACAGCGCGCAGATGGCCCGCTTGCACGTCGGCCCAGAGAGGTTCGACATCTTCGCGTTCGGAGAATCGCACCCGCGCGATACCGCGGCCATTCTCGATTCGCGCCGTGCTGGGGACGACTGAGCCGATGACGCTTTCGATGCTGCGCAAATCATGGACCTTGAGCAAAGGTCCCCCGGCATTTAGTCGGTCCAATCGGACATGGGCGGGGTCCATGCTGAGCTCTTCATCGAAGGGCTCGCCAAATAGTGGCTGACGCCTAACCCTTGCGCCCGTCGACCAGACCACTTCGATCGAGCGATCCTCAGCGTCGAGCGTGGAGGGGAGCAAATCGGCCGCGCGCCGAAGTGCCGGCAGATCGATCGTGTCCTGCATCAATTTTGCCTTTCGGAAGCGACACTGGCCTCATCGGCCTGCATGACGCCAGTCTTGGTGACGCGACGCGGATCGCTGTCGAGAATGAGCCCCAAGGCATCGAGCTTGGCATTCATGGCGGCGATCTCGGCCAGAACCGCGTCCGGGTTATGGCCCTGACGCGCAATGGCTTGCGCCAATGTCATGGTGCCGGAGCGCATGGCCAGGAGATCTGCCATGGCGTCTTTCAAGGGATCGACCGCCTCAAAGCGTGGTGGTGACCATTCGACGGCAATGCGCGGCTGTGGCAACCGTCCGGCCGCCCAGGCCTGTTCGGTAAACCAGTCCCAGACCGGTTGGCAGAACATCGGGATGACGATCTGCCATTGCACCGCATCGATGAGGCGGCGGAACTCGACGAGGCCAGCACGAATGGATGAATAATTGACCTGGCTCAGATCGCCGGTGAGCAATTCGTAGGGCATGCGGAATCCGGCCGCCACGATATGCAATTGGGCACGCAGCCATTCGGCCACGCCAGCCGTCGTGGCAGGCTGATTGAAGCGGATGTCCTTGCCGCCGCGTGCATAGGCAATGAGGCCCGGCTCGAACTGCTCGACGCGATTGCCATCGGCATCGACAACGGAGGGTGCAATGCCTTGCTCGGCCTCGTCCGCTCCCAGAACGATACCGACCACGCAAGCTTCGGTCTTCTTGCGTACGAGCTCGGCTTGCGTCCAGTCATCGAGATCCCGAAGTGTCCGAATGACCGGTGCGCCCCAAGGGACACCACGGATCTGGGTGCGCTGTTTCTCGTAAAGATGCAGAATGTCGGAAGCCGGTATGGCACTACTGTTCAAGCGACGCTTCGACGAGACGACGCTATCGCCTGGATGCTGCGCAAAGAGCCAATAGGCGCGGCGCTGACCTAGCCCTGAAAACTCGATCCCCTGGAGAATGCGTCCGCCATCGACGAGATCGCCATTGCGCCCCGCATCGAGCATGTCGGCTTCGAGCAATTGCACTTGCAATGGCACCGCAAGACCGTCACCGGCACGGCGCTGCCGGCGGCGCAGTAGGGCTTCGCCCGCTTCGACCATCTGACGGCAGGCAAGCGTCTGGAGGCCAATGAAGTCGAGTTGTCCATCGGCATCGCATCGGGCCGACCAAGCCTCCCACAGCGCATTCACCTGCGTATCGAGCTTGCCGTCGCCGCTTGAGGCGCGCGGGATAATCCCCGAGCCGACGATATTGTTGACCAGCACCGACACGGCCTTCGCCGCATGGGGATTGTTACGCACGAGATCACGCATGCGATCGCGTAGCAATGAACCTGCAACGCCGATCTCGGCATCCGCCGAGGTTCCGACAGCACGCCAGCCATCAGTACGCCGCCCCTGGACTGCCCCATCATAGCCGCGGGTCAGGGCCTCGAAGCTTTGACGTGCAAGTGCCCGGCGGAGTGCCGTCCGCGGCGCAAGCGTCCCGATGGCCCGGTCGAGCCAGGTCGCCGGGTGGGGCCGGTCTTTCATTACTGACAATCTCAGTGGGCGAGGCCAACGATGATGGCGAGCGGGCTTTGCATCACCGGCGGGTTCAACGCGAGAAGCCTGCGAAGCCGGCGATAGGCAAACTTTTTTCAGATGCTGCCGTCATCTCGCGCTCAATGGTGCGGATGCGCGACAAGAGATCATCGGCAGAACCATATTCGACGGTTCTGCCCTCATAGCTGACGCGTAGCGTACCTGCCGCATAAGCGCGCCGCAGCGCCTCGAGTTCTGATTCAGTCCAGCTCATCTGAGCCATCCCTTGTTACGCCCCGAGAGCCAGTCGGACGGGCGCTTGCCACCGATCGCGGGAGCGCGCGCCAGAACTCCTGCGGAAATCGGCGTGTTCGGCCTTGCGTCGACAATCCCTTCGCGCTTTCGCCCGACCTGGTCCTCAAGATCGCGCCATTTCTCGTCTGACCAGCGATCAGCACCGGCGATCCAGGCGGCTGCCCTGGCATAGACCCGGCAGTCGAGCACTTCATTGCGCTCCCGCAGCTTTTGCCATTCGAGTTTCTGGAATCCGCGACGCGTCTTGACGCTGATGAGCTGCTCGGCGACGAGCTGTTTTACCCATTCCGCCTCGAGCCCGCGTGGCAAATGCACGAAGCCCGCCGGATACTGCGCGCCGCTGGCCAATTCCTCATCGGTCGGGCGATGGAGTCTGAGATACCGATAGGTCTCGCTCTTGAAGGTCGAGACCGCCACCGTCCACAGCCTCGCACCGCGGCGTAATTTGCGCCCCGCCTCGGTGACATCGACGAAACTAGGCCCGACGATGGGCGCTGCCCGGTTAAACCCCTCAACACCTTTCAGCGGTGCGACCTGCGCATGGCCCATGGCGCGAGCCCAGGCATAGACGGCGGGTGATTCATAACCGGTATCGATGCCGAGTTTGGCGAGGCCTAACCGCACACCATGCGCATGCGGCCAGGTCCGATCGAGCAAAGCGGATAAGCCAGCCCAGGTGTCGGCATGTTCGGGCCCGCCATCGATAATGATGTGGTCGATGAGCCAGCTGCTGAGACCCCGTCCCCAGGCCCAGACAGAAACTTCGATCCGGTCCTTCTGGACATCGGCACCGGCAGTCAGAAACAATCCGCCGCTCGGCACCGTGCCAACCGACCAAGTCTCGCGGCGTTCATAGAGCCGCTGCCAGTCGGGGGCTTCGCCGGTCTCGATCCAGGTTTCGCCGAGAATGCCGTTCTTGAAGCTGCGCTTCGCCTCATCATTGGCCTGGGCCGCGTCCCATTGGCGGGCGATTGCTTCCCAAGAGAGCCAGCCCACCGGCGAATAAAGCGCCGACAAATGAAAGCCGATCGTGCCTGGATCGGAGGATTGGGCCGTCTGGCGCCATTCTCCGCCCAAGAGCA